GAGATGTTAAAAGCGCGTCTAAGAGCTCGTTGCTCAAGAGCTGTTCGTCAGTATCTACATCGCCAATTTTAAACCGCAACATATCGCGGTCAGTGCTCAGCGAATCACTATAAGACCAGCTCATGGCTCAACCCTTTTACGGGGTCGCCCCCTGCTGCGCTTTTCTTGTTTCGGTTTTAGCTTTGCACAAAGTAATTCATCAGGAACCTCTACGAGTGCCCCTGATGTCATCATCCTGCGAAAAGCTGGCCAACTGCGGGCATCAGGAAGCGGGGTCCATGCTTTGATGGTGCCCTCACTGCCTTTGATGTCCCGCGTTGGAAATATCATCTGATTAAGCTACTGCTGCATCAAAGTACACGCCTAGATCAGCGCCTGTTACCTTGAAGTCAAAAGCACTGAGAGACTCAATGCGCTCTGAGTGATTTTGGTCCATGCGATAGCGAAGAGTCCGGAGACCTTCAAACTGATCAGCACCTGCAACGCCGGTGAAGCTGAACATGTAGCCAGCCGCCGGAGTCATCAGACCTGGATTTTGTGGACGGTAAACTAAGAGTGCATCTTCAGAAGTAAACACCGGAGCATAGACCGCCGTTGCACCTTCAAGAGCAGTGTTCTCGATGCTGCCTGCAACAATGACCTCATCAACGCCAAAGAGCGAGGCCATCAGGTCAGTTGTAACAATTCCTTTTTCAGAATATTTGACCCTATCTAGCAAATCATCACTATCACGGAGCGCCGTGTATACTGCCTTCCCAATGAGTAAAACATTTGGCTTTCGACCAGTCTTTGCGTGTACGTTGTCCTGCTGCGTTTGAATGTCCTTGATAGGTGTACCGCCTGAAGCGCTCCACTTGGTACCTGGCGTTACGTCGTTACCATCAGAAGAACCGTTCCATACGCCAGTTGTGAAGCATGTTGCAGCAAAGACTTCGTCTCGCTTCTGCAAAAGTTTCTCTGTGACGTACTGGGCCGCACTTGTCAGGATGTCAACGCCTGCGTCAGCGTTCGCCGCTACGTAATCGTCAACGTCCATATGGACGCCATACTGTTGGCAACTGAACGTACCAGTTGAAAGCGTAAAGTTAGCGCCTCGAGTTGGTGATCCCGTTCCCCGTAGGTCTGCTTGGCTTCTTAACCACTGGTCCTTATCAAAGACGTGATACTTGTTAGATAGCTGCGATGTATTGATGCTGTTAAAAATACGGCTGGCCACAAAGCTGGTCTGTTCCTGCGCGTATGCGATTGATACGTTGGTGAGTGCTTGGTCAACATGCACTTCTGAGGTTGTAATTCCCATGTCAATATTCTCCTAAATTCGAGTTATGCTGCTTGGACTTTTCCGTTGGCGCCGGTCACTACAACCGAGATGATGTCACCGTTGGCCGTGGAGTCTTCCAGAGCGATAGCCAGAGCCGCCGCGCTTGCGTTGGTTAGAATACCCGCGCCCGCTGCTTCTGATGCAACGATAGAACCCGCAGCAAGCGATCCAGTTGTGCCGATATAAAGCTTGGATACGCCGCCGATAGCGACAACCGCCGCCTCGCCTGCGCCTGGATTATTCTGCAAGATGCCAATGGCATTACCGTCGGCGGCTGTTAGCTCTGCAGATCCTGAAGAGTTAACCTTAACAAAGCGGTACTGAGAAGATGAGTAGTCAGCGTGTGCCTTCAATGTGATACAAGTTTGTGATGATTCCCATGCCATGATTAACGGCCTCCGTTAGATTGGCGCTGCTCGTTATATTCTTGATATAGCGCCGGGTTTGTTTGAATTGCTTTTGCAATAGCTGCGGGCATCTTTAATTTGCCGCCGCTTGCTTCAACTTCTGATTTTGCAATCTGTTGGATTTTAGACCACGGGTCACCCGCGCTCATATCCGGTACATTGCGGCCAGCTTCAACGAGAAGCGGCCCGCCCTGCATTGCTGCACTTGCAGCTTCAAGGGCTTTTTCGACGCGGTCGCCTAAGTCGTTATCACGCGCCTTAACGTCAATCATCAAATCAACAACTTCCTCGAGGCTATGGCCTGGGATGTTGCAGAGCGTTTTTTCAGCTTTTGCCAGGTACTCACGACGTGCACGCTTGGCGATTTCAACGCCTAGCTCGCTTTCTCGGTCTTCGAGTTTCTTGGCCAGCTCTTCGTTACGCTTCCAGATGGCTTGCATTGCGCCCTTAGCAGCTTCGGGAAGTTCGCCCAGAGACTTCATCAGCTTCTCTTCGTCTGATTCCTCCTCTTTCTTGGCCTCTTCCTCTTTCATCTTTTCGGCTTCTTCTTCCATCGCCTCTTTGGGCTCAGCTTCTTCTTCGCCGGATGCGCTGCGCAAAGCTGCAAGAGCTTCGCCCACTGGCATCATGTCGGAATATGCTTCAAGAAGTTTCATCGCTGCCATGACTGCCTTCTTGGCGTCGTCTGGCATTTCCATCTTTAGAAGGCCTTCAAGCTTTTCGACGGCTTCGCTCTGCCCCTCAGCTTTCAGCACTTCAACAAGGATTTCATCCATTGCGTTGCTCCGTGATTTCATAATTGGAAATCGTTTCTTTTTGTTTGCACCGGCTTCAACGAGAGAGACCTCAAGGGTCTTAACGTCTTTAAGCGCAGTGATTCGGCGCTTGCTCATTAAGCTGCCCCGCTTTCTGATTTTTGTGATTTGTGCCCTGGCTCGGGTCTGGCAGGTCAGATTCTCGACCTGCTCGAATTATTGCCCATCTAAGAGATTCGGTCAACCACTTATAAACTCAACCTTTGGCATGTCGGCTGCTTCTATATTTTCACGGGTTCCGAATCCGCCAATACTAAAAGCATTGAGCTCACCGGCTTGAACCTTCGCCCAGTTTTCAGGGCTCAGCTTGACGCCAAGAACCCAAGAGCCTGAGTGGATGAAGTCATCGCCGAAGGCTGTACGGGTTGCCTGGTGCGGCTCACCTGCCACCGCCTTCTTATATTCATCGGCGTTAGGGTAGGGCTGAATCCAGCTTTCGACAACCTGAGCCTCTGTGGCGCCGCCGTGGTCCAAGCCTATCATCCGGCTCGAGGCCATGAAGTTGTGGCTGGTGGTCTCAATTTCTGCCGGGCTCAAGTAGTCGTCATGGGCATCTACTATATAGGGGTCTAGAACCACGCCGTAGACAATGCGCTTGGCGTCGTCTGCTTTGTAGATGTTAACAGCTTTCTTCGCTTGCTCCCGCTCGTACCGAGCTGCAATCTTCTCAGCCCATCGCCGCCCTGGGTCGCCGCCCCAAAGAAGCCAAGCCACAAGCCCCGCGCCTGGGTAGTCCTTATCCTTGGGGTTGCTGTTTGCTGGTGCGTTCAAGTCTTTATAGTGGCGAGTAAAATAAGCCACCATCCGCTTGATTGTATTAATTGATACGCGCCGCCCGTTCTTCAAGTCTCGAGCCCGTGCAACGCCCACCTCCGTACCGCCTCGCCCATGCTTAGCCCGAAGCATCAACCCACGCGCCGCCGCATCTTGAACGCCAAGAGGTGGCTGGTAGCTCTGCTGCTTTTCAAGAAGCTGGCCTATGCGCTTAAACTTGCGGGCAAGCTCTCCGCGTTTGTCGCCGCTCTTTCGGATGCTCCACGGGTGAGGCAAACTAAAATCCGCCACGTTGCCAAGCGCAAGCCGGGCAGCTTTGCCCAGTGCAATCACCGCCACCGGCTGCGCATCCTGGTGCTCTGACAGCTCGCCCATGTCGATAACTTCAACGTCTGAACGCTCGAGCCCTAGCGGCTCTAGGTACTGCTCTTTAAACACTCGGCCCTCAACGCCGCAAAGCTGCGACTTCCTAACGCGGTCTAGATTGCTCGGTTGACTGACCACGAACAAAAGCCGCCGCTTTTGAACCGGCGCCGGTTCTGCCTGGTCTTTGCCTACTCGGGCGGTAGCCGTTGCTGCTGCCAGCTCTTTGTTCCCGGTGCGCTCCAGAATCGCATTGTAAATTTTATCCCACTCCGCGCCCTGCTCTACCGGCTCAGCTTGCGGCAGCCTGCCGGGGTCGTGCTCTTCAATGACTTCAAAAGCCACGGATTCAGCCGCGCCCTCATGCGGGGCGTAGTCGCCAGTCATAAGAACCGGGCCGCCCTCGTATTGCATCCAGTGGAAACCCTCTGGCGCTGCGATGTCATGCGTCTTCATTTTCTTCATCCTTCCCATATGCCTTGATAGATTCAGCGGTCATCTCTAGGGCGTCCGCTTCCGGTTCCATGCGTGCGCTCATTGAATCAACCGCCGGAAGGTTTGCGTGCTCCCTTACGTATTCCTCGAGCTTGTCATCCGGTGTCAGGATGCCAGAGCCGACAAGTCCAGACAGTGCACCTGTAAGCTCGCCAAGGGCAGGCACCTCGATGTCGTCATAAGCCAGCGTTGGAAAGTCTTTTTCTGCGAAGCCATTGAGCCTCATTAGCTTAGGGATTGCTTGGTTGTTGAACTCTGACGATATCGAATCAAGGTAGGTTCCCAAGGCTTGGCTGAATAGGCTGGTCTTTGAATCAGCCAAAGCAAACGAGCCCACCGATTCAGAGCCCAACAGGATGAACTCGCCAAGCATGCTCATCGCAATTCGCGACTCGTACCGCTTGATGATTTCGTTGACATCAATGGGGCGCCGTCCGCCTGCGTTTAGCAGTCGGAGCTTGTACCCGCTGGGGCTCCCGTCTGCCAGCTGCTCGCTCGGAATCACTAAGCCCTCGTATTCATCGCGTCCGATTCTTTGAACCATATTTTTCATTGATGCAAGAACGGCTTTTTCACCTGCGCTTGCACTGCTGCTTAAAATTTGCAGCGGTACCTCGAGGCATGCGAGCCCGGCTAGGTCCCTGCTGATCCCAATTGCTTCATATGTGGTTATCTTCTTCTTGTAGTAATACGAGATATAAGCCCCGCGCAGTACGCTGCGCCCTTCTGGGTTGTTCTTGTGGGCGTCGGCTCGAAACAGTAAGAATTTATCGCGCGGAATATATCGCATATCGAAGTTCGGCGGCGGCTGCTGGTAGACGCCAAGGATTGAACCGTCTTGGTCGTCGATGTCCCATTTATCAACAGACTCTTGCGAGCGAATAGGGAACCCGCGCCAGCCTATGCGGTTGTCTGAAAACTTAGATTTAAACTGCCGCTCTTCTTCCGTTGGGCCGCGTCTGATTTTATAAGTTATTTCGTTTACTGAATAACCGAAGGTGAGAAAGCTCAGAATCTCGCTAAGCGTATCTGACCAAGTTTGTTCCATGTCCTCGAAGAGGCATTCAGAAACAAAATCAGCCGCCGCCTTTGCTTCTGGCGTGTCGTCTGATTCTCTTATTTCCCACTTGGTCTGTCGAACGAGCGTTCTGATAGCATACAAGATGCCGGTGATGACCGGCTCGTTCATCGACATTTCTTTATACATGCGGGCGGCTTTGTCGCCTTTTAGGTCAGGCAGAAATTCCTCTGAAATCCTGCCGCCGTATTGGCTCAAGCCACTGGCCCCGATGATGTCCATCGTCTCGTCTTCGTTCTTCTTCTCTTCTGCCATCTTGTAAAATCCTTTTAGCTATTTCTCAGCTGCTCGGAGTTATTCCGTTTTCTCTCTCGTATATATCTATCAATCTTTTGGGCGGTTTAAGAACCCCGCACCGGCAGTTTGCCACGTGCTTGATAGGGGCGCCGGGCGCGCTGGGGTAGTCAATCTCTGTTCCATCAGGCAGCACGAACGGCTCACCTATTGGCACAATTACCCCGTCCATCTCTTGGTGCTTTCTGCCGCCGTCTCGCTTCTCGGCGTCCCACATTTTATATTTACTATCGGTAGCCTTTAACGCCTCGAAGCTTGCCCGGTTCTGCGCCATGCCTAGCTCAGTGCGAGCAATCAGCGAAGCCCTGCTGAAGACATCGCGGGTAATCCTTGGCCCTCGCTCCAGCGGCTCGAGCACTCCCCGGCTTGGCTTCTGGTTTGGTGCCAGCACCTCGGCGCCGTCTGCATAAAACGAGAAGCGGATGCGCCGCGCAAGCTCTGCCTGCGTGATTCCTGGGTCTTCGGTCAGCCACTCGCCTAGGGACTTGCGCATGTTCGTTTTAAATTCATCATCGACGTTAACGAGCATCGCCGTGGCCGCGTTCTTCTTCTCGTTAAAATACTGCTGATAAAATGTAGGCGATACGGCGAAGCTTGAATCCTCTCTTCTGCCTGCATCTTCAATCTCTCGAATCCCGCTGATGGTCAGCAGGGTTGAGAGCTGCTCTATGAACCGCTCACGGTCAGCGGCGCTCTTGAGCACGATGCCCTTCACTCGCTTAATTTCCGCATCGACTAGAACGCGATAGTACCTATCGAAGATGGCCTTTATTTTTGGCGCTAGCGCCTTGCTTCGCGCCTCTGCTTTTCTAGAGCCCGGCCCGCTTCTTGTTCCTCTGAAGCTCGGAAACTTTCGCCGCGCTTTTGCTTTGCTCCCCTCGGCCTTCATATCCACGTACTCGCCACGAATCCATCATCAGGATTGATTGAGATGTCAAAGCTCGGCAGCAGGTCAAGCTCGGTGCAGGCCCATACAAATGCGTCCAGCCTATCCGGTGATTTCCTGCTGAGCCCTGGCACGTAGTTGGTCAGCTGGTCTTCGAGCTCCGGCCAAATGCCCACGAAATGAACTCGCCCCTGTTCCGTCCGGCTGGCGATAGGCTCCGCGCGCGCATGCTTCCCTCGAGATGCGTGAACCAGCTTGACCGCTGCGGTTCTGTCGAGCTGG